CTTGCCACTTTTAGTTCGCCACTTCTGCTTCGTCCATGACTTAAGACTTTTTTGCGACTTTTTTAGCGCCATGTTGTTTCCTCAAGACTTCCTTAGCCTTCTTTGCTATCCTTGCTTGCTCTGTTTTACCAGACACTTTGCTTCTTTGTTCCATCACAGTAAGTATCTGTATCTTGCGAGCATATGGTTTGTTTATCCTTTTTACCTTTGCTGCCGTTGCCCTTGCGTCTGCGGGGGTGGCGTATTTTATTCTTACCGTATCCTTCGGGTTCTCATCAGTATAAAGCCTGCGTCCAGAACCTTTTGGTTTCTTACCTGTTCCTACTCTTGGGTCTTTTCGCTTTGCCATTACCTATTATGCCTTTCAAGGTTTTAGCTTGTTTTGCGTGTAGCTTTGAAGCCTTGTTTAAACCCTTAACAATCTTTTTAACTTTACCTTTATTTGATGCTTTTAAACCCATTAGTTCTTATAGCCACCCCCTGCTTTCTTGTAGGCAGAAGCAAGCATTTGTGCTTTTCTAGCAGACCACTGTCCAGGTGCACCGCCCTTACCTCCTGCCTTAATTCTATTAAATAATCGTTTACGCATTCCTGGTTTGGTGTAATTACCTGCTTCATTTACACGGCTTTTAGACTTTTTCTTTTTAGTCTTACCGCCTTTACCCATGCGAATTATTTCAAGATCTCTTGCATCATCACCTGTAGATGCGAATCCTGCTTTTTCTTCCATTCTGTTACCCCTTAATTGGCTAGGCATCTGAGCACGAGAAATAGTCATTCTGTTTTACCAAAAGCCTTTGTTGAGGCGCGAGTTAATCCGCTAGATGCAACCCCATCCACAGATCTTTTTAGTTTGCCACCCTCAGATTTCTTCATGCCCATAAACTTGCGTCGTACGTTAGCTCTTCCACCACCCTCTTCAAACATGCCCATTTCTTCTAAAGCTTTTTGATACTCAGCATTTTCTTTTTCAAATCTTTTTCTTTCATCTCTTTTTAATATAGCACCCGTAAGTAGTCGGAGAGGGGTGTACCCTGCCGCAGTTATGTCTATATCTCTTTTTGGTTCAGGACGTTTTGCCATGTTAACACTTCCACCTTTTCCTTGCTTGTCTTAAACGTGAATTAGGATTTTTAGCTGCTTTAGGGAACTTCTTCATTTGCCCTGCGGAGCGAGCACAAAAAGACTTGCGCCGCTTGGCGTCTTTACTACCCTTCTTTACCTTGCCAGTAACAGCGGTTTTTAACTTAGATCCTGGATTTTTACGACGATATGCTGCAACGCCTGCTTTAGTCATCCCCGCCCCAGATTTAGTGGGACGGAAATTTTTTTTGTTGCGTTTGGGCATTTCGCCTTTCTTTTTTACAGCCATGGCCTTCTCAGTTATAAAAAACCGTCATTGCAGTAATGTTTGTAAACGCTGAAACGTGTATGTCACTAACACGAATACCATCAGATGGAATGTTTACTGAATGAGAATCAGATGCTTTGAAATCTAAATCAAGAACTGTAGAACCTCCATTACCGTCAGTGACAGTAAGACGAGGTGTGCCAGAAGCGGTGAGGACTTGAATCTGTCTTATCCTAGCAGGGCCAACAGCAAGCGACCCTGTGCCAGTAACACGTTTCGTTTGTACATCAGAACGCATAGTTTACTCCTTTTTCTTTGTGGGAGTTTTACGCTTTGCAGGTGCTTTACCACCCTCCCATGCTTCGTTTATGTCAGGAGTTGACGGGTCATCAGCTTTTAATGTCCCGTCTGCTTTCCTTGCACGGACCCCTTTACGGGGCTTCATCGCGGTTAATTTACCCATGATTCACCTATGAAACGGCTGCGCTAAATGGAGTAGCCTCTGATCCTGTTGCTGCTTGGTTTATAAGAACACGAAACTTGTTTGATGCAACATCTTGAATTTCTATGTGACCACCAAGAATACCACCTGTTGTAGTGCCGTCTAAAGTAATCGTGTCGCTATCTGCTGCTGTCTCAAAGATAGAGGCTGTAGCACCACCATCGTTTGCAACCACTGCAACGCCAGACATTGTGTCGTCTCCGTTTGCAACTTGGATCTTATAGCTGTTAGAAGTTACAGTTGTCTGAACAAAGAAACGGTATGTGTTTCCTGAGCCTGAAGCGGCAGGTAGAGTTACAGTAGCACCAGATGCTATGTTTAGATTCATTGTTCGACCTGCGTTTGAAGCAGCGGTCATTGTTGTATTTGCTGCAATAGAAACCAGAGAATCTGAACCGCTGATAAAACCACCAGTAGATGTCACTGGGCCTGAAAATGTAGTTGAAGCCATATTAATACCCCTTGCACAAGGTTTAGCCTAGCAGTCTGTGCAACGTCAGGTGGGGCGGAATCCTGTCTGCAAGGCTTGTGTTACCCCAAATGCAGAATAACATACTTTTTTAAAAAAGAAAGGGCTGCGTTTAGCAGCCCTCTCAAAAGATTAATTCAGGTTATGCACCTGGAGATCCGAACATACCTAGTGGATCTGATACACCGAAAGAATAACGCTCTCTCGCTTTGTAGCGAACGTTACCTGTATCGAAGTCTCCGTCCATAGAGGTCTGCATAGCAGTACGCACAAAGTGCTTCATGCCATTTGGAACATCTGTAGTTATGAAGAATGCATCGTTATCAGTTAGATAGTGATTTACGCGGTAACCTTCTGGTATGGAACCATTAGTGTTAATTGCGTTAATATCATTATCTGCTGTTCCTGTACGAAGGTCTGTTTGCAACAATCTAGTCGCAACAAACATTAGTGCAGGCGGAACGATTAACTTACGAGGACGTGCAGCAATCAATAGACCACGTTCGTCAGTGAACGCAGCAATATCAATAACCGCTTGCTCTAAAGATGTTTCGTTCAAGTCAGCATTAACAGCGAGTCTGTTTCGGTTTGTTGTTCCCTCTACAGTCGGGTGATTGGTTGCAAACAAAGTTACACCGTCACCTGAGTTGAATGATGTAAAACCATTATTCAACAGTGCTGCTGATTTTACCTGCTTTGTATACGCCATACCTCTAGCTAATGCTTTGGTATAACGAGCAGATAGCGAATCATACAAGTTATCTTCCATTGCTTCTTCAGTAATGGAGAATCCCATTGCAACCGTTTCGTGGTTGTAACGAGATGTGAATGATTCTTGTGCATTGTCATAAGATATTGATGCACCTTCAGCTTTCACTGGAGCTGCGCCAAATCCTGACAACTTGACTTCTTCTTCAAAACTTCGATCTGAGTTCTCAGTTTCATAGATCTCTGCATGTTCGTTTTCGTACTTGTCGTACTCTAATCCGAATAATGCGTTAAGACCTGGTAGTAGCTCTTTGAGGAGCTGTGCGCGTGATATAGCCATCGTCTAAACTCCTTATAAGCCAACATTGTGTGTCATTTGATGAGCACCTGGATTGAACTTAACAAGAACATCTGGGAATGCATCACTTGGATCTGACACGTGAGAAACAATACGGAACGCTGCCGCAGCCGTTTGTACAGTAGCATCCAATGCTGACGTAGAGTTACCTGTCGAGGTAGAACCTGTTGAGGTGCTCTGCGCTGATGCGAAGAATGTGTTTGTACCAATGATTGTTTGAGCGCCTGTACCATCAAGCTGTGCTTGAAATAATACATTTGGATCATCAATCACATAGGCTTTGATTGCACCACCATTGGCTGTGCCAGATGGATAATGCTGATCTTGTATCAGTTGACCTGAAGAGTTAACGTATTCACAACCAACGAAAACGCCTATAGCGCCAACGCCTGAAGTGCCTGATATGCTGTTGGAAGTAAGGTCGGAACCTGTACCTGTAGCCAAAGCAATGAACCCATCTGCCCCAATGATAACGGCTTGACCATAAAATAGGTTTGTGCCTTCACCTGCGGGATCGATGAGATATTGGTTCGTAGAACCTGCATACGGCATTCCGTCTGATCGTCTAATCGGACGTAGACCGTAGGGAGCTGCTGTAGTAGCCATGTCTCATACTCCTAAAAGTTTAAATTACGACAAGCTACCCTTTCGAGTCACTTGCCAAACGAAGATCGTGTGCTTCGCTCTGG